CATAAATGATTGATGAAAATATTGTTGATGAGGGAAAAGAAAATCGTAGGCTCTTATTTAAATATTTAAAAAAGTTATATGGCCAAGATAAAGCAATTGAATTTATTCGCAAGTATAACGATCATCTGTTTGATTTGCATGGTTTAGCCTGGAGCTTGGGTAAAAAATCTTTTGAATTTTTTTGTATGTATTTTCTCCAGGATGTATTTCTGGAAAAAGAAGATAATACAGCAGCTCCTATAGCAAGGGTCCACCATGAATTATGGGCTGATATTGAAAAGAGCATAATAGGGGATGGTCCTAGCCAGTTAGGAAGGATAGAACCTAGAGGAACCGGTAAGAGTGCCTTTGGTACCTATGCTACTACAGTATGGTGTCACTGTTATGAGTTTAAAAAATACACTTTGATATGTTCCGACATTGGATCCACCGCTGAAAAATTTATTAAGGATATTAAAAATACTTTTTTGGAAAACAAATATATTGATAATGCGTTTGGAAAGCTCTTGGATGATAGAGATAAAAAGTATATTTGTAATTCTACGCAGCTTGAATTTAAAAACAAAACTTTCATTGAAGCCATCTCCTCTGGATCTCCTATGCGTGGGAGAAAATATGATAATTGTAGACCTGATCTTATCATATTGGATGATTATCAATCGGAGGACGATGTAAGGACAGAGACGGCCAGAGCGAATAAGTGGAAGAGGTACAGTGACGATGTAAAGTTTGCAGTACAGAAAGCACTTAGGAGAAATGGAAAAATAGTTAAAAAGGGTACCGTCCTAATAGCCCTTGGAACATTGCAGCATAAAGAATGTTTTTACTCCAGATTAATTAAACAGCCTACGTGGAAGTTTAAAATTGATAAAGGTGTATTGATTGATGATTTTATCAATGAGAAAGGCGAAAAGGTTAATGGCCTTGATTATTATTTTGAGACAGGCTTATGGAAAAGATTTAAAGCTATTCTTTTTAATTTTAAAAATTTAGATCACCTGGAAGATGCCACTGAATTTTATTACTCACATGAAAAAGATATGAAATATCCTTTATTGTGGGCTGAGTTTTGGGATTGCTTAGATATGGCCTTATCTTATTATGAGAATCCATCCAGCTTTAAGCAAGAAGTCCAGAGTGATGTTGATTCTATTGGTGAAAAGTGGTTTAAGACTGTAGCTACGTTTCCCAGAGCTGAAATTGAGACTCATAAATTTATTAAGACTATGCTTCTCGCTGATCCTGCAAGTACCGCAAATCAAGAGAGTGATTATACCGCATATTTGGTTGGCTCTGAGTGTGATAATGGTTTAAAGTATGCTCGTAAAGCAGAGCTTGCCAAAATCAATGCTAGAACTAACTTTGATGATTATATAGACCATATGATTGAGTTATTGAAGGAGTATATGGATATAACTCATGTTTCTATAGAGAAAAATACCTTTAATGGAGCAGATGCAAATTTGCTTGAAAAGAAAATTAAAAAGGATCCTGCCCTTAGCGGAAGAAATATTGAGATTGTCAATGAAGCTCAGAAAAAAAATAAAGATGATAAAATATCCACTATTATTCCTGTCCTGAATAAAGGGCAGATGATATTTGCTGAAGAAGATAGTGAAGCTGTAGACCAGATTCTAGATTTCAGAGGGCAGAAATTTAGCGTCCACGATGATATGCCGGATATCGCTGCTGAATTTAATAATAGGATTGGTGATATCAAGGTAATACAAAATGCAAAGCCCTTTGATAAAGGTAAATTATTCTAAGGAGGTGACAGTGAATGGATGACCAAGAAAAATTATTAAATGATTGTTTTACCGATTACAATACTAAATTAGCAGGGAATCAGTTAATGTATGATTACTATAAAGGCGATACTGATGCCCTTAAAAATTATAAAATGGTAACAAACAGGTCAAATTTACAAACTAGGGTTAACTTTATAAAAAAGTTTATTAAAGAAGAAGTTTCTTATACTCTTGGAAATAAAATTTCTTATTTAAGTAAGACTAGTGATGTAAAAATAACTGATGCCATAGAATACAATTTATCTCATTGGTCAGAAAAGCATGACCAGAATTTATTAAAAAATAGCTTAATTTATTCTGAAGCATATGAACTTTACTATATAAATAAGCTTGGAGAGTTTTGTTCACGGCTATTAACTCCACTAAATAGCTATGTTTTAGTAAATAGCGATGGAGATATTGAACTAGCACTTCATATTTTTAAAAAAGGATTTGATATAACTACAATTTATATTGATGCCTATTTACCAGATAAAATAATGCATTACAAAGGAGCTATTAATGCAACTAGTTTTACAGGAGAAGATACTCATTATTTTGGGGAGGTACCTGTAAGCATTTGCACTATTTCCGATGTATTAGACCAGGATAATTTGTTTCAGGATATTAAAGGGCTTCAAGATGCATTTGAAACTAATTTAAGTGATATAACGAATGAAATTAGTGATTTTAGAAGTGCCTATTTAATAGTCACTGGTGTAAATATAGAAGAAACTGACCTGCCGAAAATGAAAGAGCTTGGCGCCATACAAATACCAAATAAAGATGGTACCGTAACCTGGCTTGTAAAAAATATAAATGATAGTTTCATCCAAAATACATTGACTACCTTGGAGGATAAAATATATCAAATTTCTGGCCATATAAATGCAAATGAAAAATTATCAAGTAATACAAGTAGCTTAGCTTTAAGAACTAGGCTTATTTCTTTGGAAAATGTTTGTAGTTTGGACGCAAAGGCTATTACAGATTGCAATAAAAACAGACTTAGGATGTTATTTAAATATTTGCTTGTAAGAGATTCCGTAACACTTAACTATAAAGATATAAAACAGGTATTTACGTATAATATCCCAAGTGATGATTTGGTAACAGCTCAGATTATTGCGCAGTTAGGTGATAAGTTATCCACGGAAACTGGAATTGCTCAGTTAAGTTTTGTTGATAATGTTGCTGATGAAATGAAAAAAATTGAGAAGCAAAATAAAGCTAACTCTATAGGTGCCGGATTATTAACTCCTCCAGTGGTAGTTAATCCTGTGGTGACTAAATAATGGATGAAGAATATCGCAAAATGATAGAGCAAATTAAAATTGATGAAGAAACCTATACTGATGAGGAAATGAAACCAGTATACGTTGCCCAAAAGGAGTCATTAGATGTTATTCACGGAGTTATAGGGGCTATGTTTATTAAATATGCTATAGATGGATTGCTTAAAATGAATGCCTCCCAGAAAGCCAACGTGGGAATTAATGATACCCTTAAAACTATAGGTAAAGATTTAGGGGATGTGGAGGTCGAAAAGGTAACTGATATATTGGCAAAAGCTTACTCGGATACTTATTATAAAAATGCCTTTGTCATGGATATTGGATTAAAGATTGAATTAAAGTTTGATATCCTTAAAAAAGAATTCATCAATGCTGCAGTTAATCAAAAATTTAAAGGTGAATTATTTACTGATAGGATATGGACAAATAAAGCTGATATGATAGATAAGCTCCAAAGCTCTATCACTGAGGCAATGAAGGGTAATACAACTATTGATAAGATAGGCAGAGATATTAAAAATACTTTTAATGTCCATGCTTACGAAAGTCAAAGGCTAGTTAAAACTGAAAATGCTAGAATACAGAGCCAGGCTATTGATGATATAGCAAGTAGTACAGGAGTTAAGCAACAAATGTACTCAGCTACTTTAGATATGCTCACAAACCCTGTAGATGCTTCCTATGATGGCAACATTTATGATGTGGATGATAATACCAAGCCTGATATACCTCAGCATCCCAATTGTCGTTGTTGCTATATAAATATTCCCTACGATGGATGGACTCCTACTGGGAGAAAAGATAACGAAACTAAGGGCATTATTGATTTTACAAATTATGATGCATGGTTAAAAGATAAAGGAGTTGAAGGTTAGTGGAAAACGTAGGAGAGTTTAAGGTCACAATAAAATTAGAGGGTTATAAAACCGTAAAGTCGCAGTTAAACAACATAGAAAAACAAATTGATAGAATTTTAGAAAAGCAAAAAATGGTCGGGGTAGATAGTATTAAATTAGATTATGACAGAGAATTAAAGGCTCGTGGATTAAGGTAAAAGCTAGTGTCCTAAATTTTATAGCATTATGATATACTATAAAATATAGGAGATGGTGTTATGAATAAAAGAATATGTTTATTTGTAAGTTTACTAATATTAATTTTTAGTTTTGCAGGATGTTCATCTACTTCATCAAAAACTAAGATACATCCCATATCAATAAAACCTACAGAAAATTTAATAAAAATAGGTGAACCTACATTAAAACCTAATGGAAATAATGACATAACAGAGGTTATGGGTCAGGCTACAAACAATAATAAAGTAGAATTAAATTTTGATTTTCATATTATTTATATAGATGCAGATGGAAAGCCTTTAACCGATGAAGTTATTCAAGTAACGGACATTAAGCCAGGTGAAACAAAGAACTATTCTGATACAGTAATGGATATAAATATAAGTAAAGCAACTCACACAATTCAATTTGGACAATTTTTTACATATACTAAATGATTTATTAAACACCTTGTTTTCGAGGTGTTTTTTAATATAAAAATTTAATTGCGTTTCTAGGGGTGCAAAACTGTTAGAAGGGCTAAGGGAGAGATATTAATGTTAAAAAGAGATCTGATTAAACTAATAGATACATTAAAAGATGATGACGATGTTGACGAATCCGTTAAAGGGTCTGAATTGGTAAAGAAATTTAGTGGTTTAGAAGCCTTTAAAGGCAAAATGAACGATGCTGATTTTAAAAGCTACATGGATTCGGAAAAGGATAAACACTTGACTAAAGGCATTGAGACATTTAAAACAAATAATTTAAGTGCTCTTATTGATATTGAGGTTAAGAAAAAATATCCAACTAAGGACCCAAATGAGCTAGCAATGGAAAACATGAAAGCCGAAATGGAAAAGATGAAAACAGAATCTGCTAGAAAAGACCTTAAGACTAATGCCATGAAGCAACTTAGCGATAAGAAGCTTCCCACTGACTTAGTTGATTACTTTATAGGCGCTGATGAAGCTACGACTACTGAGAATCTTACTAAGTTTGAAACAATGTTTAATGCAGGTGTTACTTCTTCCGTTGCTGAAAAATTAAAAGGTGGGTATATACCACCTGAAGGAAAAGGTACACCAGACCCAAACAGTATGGGAATGAGACTGGCAAATCAAGCCAAAGAATCTCAAAAACAAGCTTCAACAGTTAAAAATTATTTTGAATAAAGGGAGGAATTTATAATGAAATTTAGTTCAACAACTTATACAAACATAAACGAGATCTTAAAATTTGCAGATCACTACGTGTCTATTCCTGTAATGGTAGATGATGCAGGTATCGTTGCCAATGCTGATGGTAACAAAATAGTGCTTGCTGGAACTATAGTAGGTGGAATGGGTGGAGCTAATACCATCTTGGTTAATGTTACAACTTTGGCCACTAAACATAATACGCAAAGTGGTGCAACAACTACCGCTGGTGCCGGTGTTGATGCTGAGGGCGTTCTTTTAAATGATGTAGACGTGACTTTCGGTGATGCAACAGGAGCAATGTTAATTCATGGCTTTGTTGATTTAAACAAATTGCCTGAGGCTCCAACTGCCGATGCAATTGCTGCTTTAAAATCCAGAATAATATTTTTAAAATAATTTAAGAAAGGAATGGTGATATAAATGCCTAATATTTACGATGAATTTAAATCTAAGGAAATTGGAATATATTACACTAATAACCCATCATTAGCAATTCCATACATGGGAGCAACTTTATTTCCTTCCAAGAAACAATTAGGTTTAGACCTAAGTTGGATAAAAGGATCTAAGGGTTTACCTGCAATTTTAAAACCTTCAGCATTTGATACAAAAGCAACATTGAGAGATAGAATCGGTTTTGATAAAATTGAAACTGAAATGCCTTTCTTCAAAGAGTCTATGCGCATAGGCGAAAAAGAGAGACAAGAACTGAACAAAGTATTTGCATCCGCAAACTATAACTTACTAATGCCATTGATCAATCAAATTTACGATGATGTTACAACCTTAGTAACTGGTGCTGAAGTTGCTGCTGAAAGAATGAGAATGCAACTACTTGCTACTGGTAGAATTTCTATAATTGCTAACAGAGTGAATTATGATTACGATTATAAATTTCTTGCAGGACATAAAGAAACATTGCTTACTACTGCAAAATGGTCAGCGCTTACAGCTGCTACACCTGTACAGGACATGCAAAGATGGATGGACAAGGTAGAAGCTGATACCGGAAGTAGACCAACAAGAGCGGTTTGTACTAGAAAGACTTGGAATTATTTGCTCATGAATAACTCCATCAAGCTTGACTTAAATCCAGCTGGAGGTCTAAATGTTATAATGACTGATACTTTGCTTAAACAGTATATTCAAGCTAAACTTGGTTTAGTTGTTGCTATTTATAGCAAAATGTTTAAAAACTATGATGGAGCTGCAACATTATTCTTCCCAGATGATGTTTTCACTTTGCTGCCTGATGGAAATCTTGGTAACACCTACTTTGGTACTACTCCAGAGGAAAGTGATCTTATGGCCGGAGCTAATGCCGATGTAACTATCGTCAACTTAGGAGTTGCAATAACTACTTCTAAAGAGATTGATCCTGTAAACATCAACACCAAAGTTTCAGCTATCGTTCTTCCATCTTTTGAAGCAATAGATACAACTTTTATAGCAACGGTAAATAGTTAGTTTGATGAGGGGGTGACCCCTCTTATTTTACATTGAAAGGAAAAGTGATACAAATGGCAGATGAAAAGGAAGTAATAACACCAGAAGTTGTATTGGAAACTAAAACACCCATAAAGGAAAAAGTAAAGAAAATAAAAGTGAAATTGATTGCAAATGTTAAATATGGTGATGCAGTTCATGTTATTGGAGAAAAGATTTATATACTAGCATCCGAGGTTAAAGAATTTGAAACTTTAAAGGTAATTGAACAGTTAGTTATTGAAGGTGAGTAAAATGCCAGTTATTGAGGATTTACACACTCTTTTAGGTAATACTGACCCATCAATAGATCCAGTTCTAACTGTTTTAAAAAACCGAGCTATCACACTTATTAAAAATTATCTTAACAATAGTAGTTATGACGGTGTGTACATTGAAGCAAACTTTCCTGATGCAATAGTTGAGCTAGTTTGTAATACTTATGCAGGTAAAGGAAAAGAAAATATACAGAGTGAGACCCAAGGGTCAAGGAGTACAACCTATAAATCATCAACCGTTGTAATAACTGATAGTGTGAAAACTTTATTGCCAGTACCCTCAGTAAGGATGATGGGGTGATTAAATGTTTTATAATTTTAAAGTAGGTGTATGGAACAGGGCCCTGAGTACAAAGGTTAATGGGATAGTTATTCCCGGTGTTTTAGCGTGGGTTAAAGACTTAGATTGCGACATACAACCTTATAGTACAGCCTTGTTGTTAAAGGCTTATGGCTACGATATAGAGGTTAATAAAAGAATCTTTATGGATTATGATAGTGCTATTAAAATAGGCACTATTTTTTATTATACTAATCTGCAGGACGTTGTTGAAAAATATGAATGTAAAGCAATAATAAACTGGGATTACTTAGAAGTTATGTGTTTGGGGGTGACCTAATGGCATATAAGAGTTATAAAAATGCTGTACTAGTGGCCATGAAGCTATGCAAGAAAGAATTTTGCGAAGGTATTGGAACTCTTGCAGTTGCTGAAGTACAACCTCTGGTTCCTGTGCTTAGCGGTAATCTTAAAAAAAGCATAGCATCTGAGGTTATGGACAAAAACGCAGGAATTTATTTGGGTGTCACAAAAGACGCTCCTTATGGAATTATGGTTGAAAAAGGTACGAACAAACAAAGTGCTCAACCTTTTCTAGAGCCAGGTGCAATGAATGCCATACCAAAGTTAGCAAAGGTAGCTAACCAAGTCTATAAAAATAGAATGGGTGGTAAATGATGTTAGAACTATATACATTAATCAATTCTAAGATTGAAAGCTTCATAAACGCTTTCGTTGACCACTACCCCACGGATCAGGAAGGTGCTGCTAAAATATATCCTTATGCAGAAATAAATTTCCCCAATAGTATACCAAATAACTCTTTTAGCGATAACGATTCATTAACCATAGACATATGGGATAACAAAGATACTGACATAAGAGATATTGAGGGCTTAACAGATATGATTCATAAGGCAGTAAATAAGACACAGTACAACGATTCTGTTATGAATGTTTCTATATATAGGGACAATCCATATAGGCTGAAAATCCCTGACCCTGAGATAAAAATACAGAGGAGGCAATTAAGATATAGAGTAAAGGTTTATTACAAATAATGAGGAGGTAATTACATGAACGCAACAAATACAGTAAGTTATACCCCATCTACCCCACAAAATTTGCTTATTGATTCAGGAGCTGTTTATAAAAATTATGGATTAGCAAGTGAAGCTTTGCTTTCGGCTACTAGTGGAGGCAACGAAGTCAATATTGCTATAAAAACAAGGACAGTAAAAGTGGACGGAATAAAATCGGAAAATATTAAAGGGTTGGTGATATTTGTTAGCGGTGAAGCAACTTTAGTTGTTAATCTTTTAGAATGTACAACTGATATTTTAAAAACAGCTTTAATATGT